TTTGGGTCTACCCAATCTTTTAGTTTTTTTAAAAATTTAATTATCATTTTATCCTACTAAAGTTATTTGTTTTCTCAAATTCAATAATGTTATTGAACTTCTCATTCATTGACTCACCTTTGTGAGATATAATAAATGTATTTGTGTTATCATCTAATGTATGTAGTATTTTTAAAAATTCGTCTGTACCACCTTCATCAAGTGAACTATCAAATACTTCGTCAAGAATTAGTAAGTTAGTGTTAACTGAGTTCTTTAACTTAGCTATCGCTCTCCAAGTGAATAGTAATGATAAATCTATTCTCATCTTTTCACCTTCACTAAATGAAGAATACGAAAAGTTGTCTCTATATCTTGACTTAATCTGTTCATTAAATTCTTCATCAAGTTCGAACTGAACAAAAAACTCCATACTCGCGAGATACTTGTTGATCAACTTATTCATAATCGGTAAATACTGTCTTATGATCTTAGTTTTGATACCACTATCTCTGAGTAAGATATCAGCTAGTTCGTGATAATGTTTTTGTTCTGAAGCGTTCTGTTCCATACCTTGTAAAACTTCTAAAGCTTTTCTGTACTTATCTAATTGTTCTTTATCGTCTTCTGTATGTTCTTGTTCTTTTAATTCATCAATCTGTAATTGTAATTTGTTGATATACTTTTCATTTGTATCTATAAGATTCTGTTCTTGTTGAATCATTTTCTGAGATTCAGCTATCTCTTTATGTACTTCATTAATTTCTTCAAGTCTCTTATTAATTCTTTGTATAGTCTCACTATAAGTTGAAAGTCTTTGATCAATTTCTTTAATGTTGAATGATCTTTGTGTTCTGACTCAATATCTTGTTTACAAGTCGGACATTCGTCATTATCTTCATAGAATTTTAATTCTTTAATAAATTTTCTTCTCTCATTCTCAAAATCTTTTTCACTTTGTAGAGTAACTTCTAATGATTTACGAACTGGATCTTCATCTTCTATTAGATTCATACAAGTTTGTACATTTGACATATCGGCTCGAATATTTGTTTTGTATTCTATTATTTGAGTTTCGTGTTCATTAATGTCAGCTGTTAGTTTAGTAATCATTTCATCACGATTTTCTTCTAATCGTTTCATTGATTCTTCTTGACTCTGAATTTTGTTCTCACCGATTCTAATATTTGTCTTTATATCATTGAACTCATTTCTTAATGTAGCTGATCTCTGTCTGAGACATTCTTTCATTACTGAGAATATTTGAATATCAAGTATATCTTCTATAATCGCTCGTCTTTCAGGTGTGTTTAACTGCATGAAAGGTGTAAATGTTGATGAACCTAATACAACAACTTGAGTAAATGATTTATAGTTTAGTTTTAGAATCTGTTGTTCTAAGATAGCTTGATAGTCTCTAACAGAAGCGTCTTGATGTAACATTTTACCGTCACGATATATCTCAAACTTATTTGGTTTGATACTTCTCATTACACGATATCTGTTTCTACCGATTTGAAATTCTACTTCTACAACTAATTGTTTTTGATTAATAGAATTAACTAAAGCCGTTTTTGGTATCTTTCTAAAAGCTCTTCCGAACAAAGCGAATGTCAAAGCGTCAAGTAATGTTGATTTACCTGAACCATTTGAACCGATTATTAATGATGTTTTCTTTCTTGATAAATCTATCTCTGTAAATTCATTACCCGTTGATAGAAAATTTTTATATTTTACTTTATGAAATTTTATCATATCCTAATTTAATATATCTTTCTTGGTATGTTATAGCATTATCTATACTTACTGTCATATGTGAAGTCATTTCTTGTTGAGAAGCTTCGTAAGACTCGTATATTCTACAAGTATCATTATCATTGATTGTGAACTCAATACTATGACCTTCCATCGTCCATGTACCAGCGTACAGTAATTTATCTTCCATTATGATATGACCTTCGGACCTGGGGGAGTTATTATGGAACTGAACGCGTCTTGATATTGATTTTTCAATTTTTGTTCAGGATCAACTGTCCATACGATATTATTTGGATTAAGTGTAATATTACCGTCTCCAAGAATATTGTAAGGATACAAGTTGACTTTAGGGCCTTGACCTTCTTGTGCTTGTTGATGAATGAAAAGAGGATTCTCTACTTCATGTGTTTCTTCATTGTAATCAGCGATTATCATTTCTGCTGTGATTAACTGTATTATTTTTATCATACTAAAATATCAAGACTTTCTGTATACAATGATCTCATTAAAGTATCTAGTTTAGTCTTGTCTCCGTCTATGTTTAAACTGTCAATATGTTTTGTAAGAATTGTTAAAGTATCTTCTGCTTCTCCGACCAATTCATCTTCATTTAAAACATCAAGATTACTATGATCTTCTACAACTTTAAGATCAGCGGGACACACTTTTGTCAATTCTTCCATAAACACATCAAACCAGTAAGGTTCATTTTTATCCGTAACAATAACTTTTACGAATGTGTCTTTTAAATAACTAAAATCTTTTTTCTTAATAGTCATTAGTGTTTCATCTGTATCGTTGTAAAATACTTTATGAAACATTTTAAGAGGATTTTTAATCGCCTCTATCTCTCTTGTCTCTGTATCAAAGACATGAAAATGTTTATCATCACCAAAGTCATTCCAAGTGAATTCCATTTGTGAACCGAAATATCTAATATTACCTAATGTAGATTTATGATGAAAGTGACCAGAGAAAACTCCTTCGAATCTTTCAAACCATGACGCTGGAGTACCACCACCATGAAAATGACCAGGACTCATCATACCACCATTTACTTCTAAATGAGACATAACAAAAGGTGCTGTTGTTAATTGTAAAAATTCTTCGACTTCTTCTTCATTCTCTGAATTAATCCAAGGTAATAAAGCGATATCTAATCCGTCATAATCTTTTGTTATCGGATCTTTGTATACATTTACATTGTCAAAATTGAGAAGATAGTCAGGACTATTCAATTCATTTGTTGATTTAAAATAGATATCATGATTACCAACAATTAAGTCCATAGTAATCCCTCTATCTTTCATAGGTTCTATGAAATGTTCATAGTTCTTATGTAAAGAATAGAAATTGACATCTCGTCTTCTGTCGAAGTAATCTCCAAGATGTATGATGTTTTTGATATTGTGTTTATCTAAGTACGGAAAGAAGACTTCTCTATAAAATCTCCCTTGGTACTCTGCAAACATTTGATTGTTATTACGAACTCCACAATGAGTATCGTTTAGCAAAGCTATTTTCATAATTTACTTGTCTTCTTTTTTCTTAGACCCGCGAGGTTTGTAGTTTATCGGATTCATATTCTCTTGTAAGAAGTCAACATAAGAGTTGTTCATACCTGTCGTATTTCCATCCATCGTGTCAAAAGTATCGAACAAAACCCCAGCTTGTTCTATACTTCTTTGTTTAATCGCTGCTTGTTTCTTTTCTTTATGAATTCGTCTGAGAAACGCGAAATATATGATCTGAGTAACATAAGCAAAAGCATTCTGAGATTTTTCTTCATTGAAGTTTTCGATATACTGTAAACAGTTCTCAATACCATCACATATCATTTCATCTCTGTAAGAATAATTGATAAAGTTAGGTTTAGTAGAAAGTCTAGTAGCGATCTTGTAAATACATTCTCCAATATATTCTGTCACTCTTGGTTTTTCTACACCTTTCTTATCAGCTTTTCTACACGCGTGATTATGTTTAATGATCGCGGCAGTAAACTCTTTATTGTTTACATAGTGAACTGAAGCTTTTGTTTGTCTTTTTTCTCTAGTCATACTAATATTATACTTGCGTTTGCTGTATTGTCAAGGTGTAATTTCTATGTCAGCTTCAGTTTCTATAACGACTCTAGCACCACATGGTAATATCGGTTTTTCATTACCACCATATCGCACTGTACTCTCACCTAGAATTTTAACTTCATGACAATAAGTATTACTGCTACCTTGTTTGATTGTTATTACGGGTTCATTCGTACCATGCTTCTTATTAGCCCGAATCTTATGTTGATTTACATGGATAAATTTTTTTTTACTTTTTTTCATAATATCACTTGACAGATTTGCATTCTCATGAGAAAATAAGATGTAGTCGGAGAAAAGGATAATATACTATATAAAGAGATCAATGAATAATGTCATCTTTACTTGGTAATTCTAATTCTTCGTCAATATCCCATGGATCATAATCATCAAAAACACTCTCAAAATCTCTAGCTATTCTCTTTTCTATCAACTCTTTTAATGTTTCTTTCTGTTCTTTTATTTCTTGTGCTTGTGTTTTTATTTCTATTTTATTGTTATCTCTCATGTCTAACCAAGCTGTACAAGCGTCGTCATAAAAAGAGATATACTGATCTGAAATAGATGTTCTAGTCAAAACATCATTTGTATCTACTTCTATTGTATTGTCTGTTGTGAAAGGGATCATTGGCCCTAGATGCATCACAACACCAGTACCTCTAAGATTATTCTTTGTCATAATACTCATAGGTAAATGTAACATTAGTTTGTTATCTACTTCACTTACCATCGCGAATATTTCTTTTCCATCATTAAATCTTATGTATTGATATTTAGTGTTATTTTCGTTGATCATTTTCTGGTATCCTTACTGAATGTATTTCATAATCAAATTTTTCGGTACTATAGATATTTATTCGTTCTGAAAAGTGATTTAGTGTATAATTCATGTTTTTCTTCCAAGAAAGATCGTCAGCTATATCATACAATTCAACACTATCTTTATCGTCTGATTTTCTCAATCCTCTACCAATAGACTGTAAATTTCTAATTCGTGATTTACTTGGTGAAGCGAAAATGATATTATGTAATCGTTTGATATTGATACCTGTACTAAATGTACCAAACGAAGCTACAATGATCGCGTTATTTTCTTTTTCTACTATTTCACGAACTTTCTCTCTATCTACAGCATCTGTACCACCGAATACAAAGAATGTTTTTCTTTTTAATTTCTCTATCTGATCATACAAAGGTCTACCATGTTTTTCAACAAATTGAAATAACACTAGTGTATTACCTTTCATATCTTTCACTAGATTGTTTATAAAATTGTTTCTTGTCTCATTTCTAACTATCCAATCCATTTCTTCTTGATAGTTCATTTTACTTACTAACTTTCTCTCATTATCTGAATAAGCTAATACTAGACACTTGATTTTCAGATTAGCTAATGTACCTTCAGCCATGAGTTCTGCTGATGTTGTAACAAAATAAGCTGGTCCGAACATACCTTCTAATTGTAGTTTATGTGTCTTTGTCTCTTGTAATGTACCCGTTGTACCTATCTTGTACTTCACTTCTGTAAGTGATTCCATTATCTTTGATAAAGACTTAGCAGCGAATAGATGAGCTTCATCTCCGATAACCATACCAAATTCATTACCAAAGTCTTTCGACATTCTCATCATTGACTGCCAAGTAGTGACAACAATCGGTGCATCGGCACCTTTGTCACCACCATAGATTTTAGCTATATCACCTTTGAATCCATAGTCTTGAAAGTCTTTAGTCATTTGTTCTACTAAAGATGTCGTTGGTACTATCACTAGAGCTTTTTTGTTTTTCTTTAAAAAGTTATAACGAATGAGACTGTATATCATCAATGACTTACCTGAAGCTGTCGGAGATACTAATATACATTTTTGATTATGAGCAGCAAACGCTACAGCGTCTTTCTGATAATCTCTAAGTTCTAATGGTATATCTTTTACGATTTCTTCGAATCTTTCTATTGTAAATATATCAGTATCTTTCTCATATCCTTCAATAGAATAGTTTCTTTCTTCACAAAATTCTTTCAGGTAGTCATACAAACCTAGATAGATTTGATTCGTATTAAGATTGAAAAGACGAATATATCCGTCCCAAAATCTCTTTCTTACAGCTGGTATAAACTCAGCACCAGGTACTTTGAACTTAAAAAACTCTGAGAGTTCTTTTCGAATTGAGTCTTCTGCTGATACTTTTAGATATACTTCGTCTGATTTGGCTACTATGAGCCTGCCATGAACTTCCGCCATTCTATAATATTCTTTATTGTTTGATGTCTCCAAGTAATTTGTGAGACAATATCTGTTAACACTTCAACTGTTATTCTGAGATACTCAAGTTTATCATTTAAATCTTGTATATCTTTATCAGCTCCAGTAAATTTATCGTAATCAGATTTTAGAACTGTCAATCCGTCAAACGGATCATAATCCCAACTCTTTTCTTCAATTTTATCTCTGGACATTTTACCACCATACCATAACCATTTATCTTTATTGAGTTCTTTCATTTGTCTTTCATAACGAATGACAGCGAGTTTCTTCTCTGATAATAGTTCAGCGTATTTGGCGTGTAGTTTTGGTACTTCTAGTGAAGAAGCGTCAAGTTCGATATCATCTATCTTACAATCACTTTTCCACATCTCTTGGATTTCTTTTAAATTCATAATGTATA